TTTCATCAACAACGATTGGTCGCTTTTCAAGCATTTCAGGAAACTCCTTGATTGATTTTACTAACTTTTTAAATTTTGAATCCTTGATAAATCGTGGATTGTCGGGATTCGGTTTGATTGATGCGATGTTTACTTTACGCTTCATAAGAATACCAAATTATGTTGAAACCAAATAAAAACAAAAGTATTTGAATAACGTGTTCACGCATCCCATCCGTGCGCTCCACTTCTTGAAGTTCATTATCAATGTAATTGATGCCAACTGTTATTCCGTAGATTGGAAAAAATGTGATTGCTAAATTCATCCCTTGTGTTTTTTGTAAAAGTACAAATATATTTCCCAAATCTTTTGATGCGCTTCATCAATTTTTTTGTATGCGTTTGGTGATTTGCGTTTTTTACCATTGTGATCAAGCACAATCCAAAACTCATTTTTTCGTGGCACAACATATTGCTTGATGCCATTTTTGAAACACCAACTCATTGCCTTTTGCATTTCATCCGTTGGCACAAACTTGAATGGCTTCATAAAAAAATGTAATTACATTGTAGGTACATATTTTTAAAATGGAACGTTTGTATCTTTTATCACTTCAAATTTTTTGTTTTCAGCTTCAAGCGGTTTATAAACACCGCCATTTGTGAAATCTGGAGCAACTTCAAAATCCCCGAGTTGCCCGTTTTCCTTACGTTTTACCTTTTCAATGTACAATCGCACCGCATCGGATTTGTATTTGGTTTTTTGCCCAATGCATCGATATACAACAATACCATTGTATGCCTTATTGAAAAAATCCGCACTCCCAGAAATATCATAAAGTGTTGGTTTTTTATATACACCCTCAACCGATTCAATTTTTCGTGGATGCGCCACCAAAAAAAGATGCGTGTTTGTTTGTTGGCAAAATTGCGTAATTTCTGAAAGCACCCTTCCAATGTAGCTGAAATCCCTTTGCGCTGAATGGTCAAGCATATTCCAAGGATCAATCACGCACACATTAATTCCCTTTTGAAATACCAATTCCCGAAACGCATCCAAAATTCCTTTCAATGTAAGATTTTCAAGGTCGATTTTTATCCAGAAAAAATGATCCTCAATGAAATCCTTTGTGTTGTTTAAGTCATCGGAATCACATATTTTTTCATTTAGTTTGTTTGCAATCCTTTTGATATGCCCTTCATAGGGAAATGATTCGGGTGAAAACATTGCACATCTAAAATCATATTTTGTTGCCAAGTTGCAAAGCACCTGATCCACAACATCCGATTTTCCCGAATTGGGAATTCCAGTGACAACGCTCCATTCACCCATTGCAATTTTAAAATAGGAATCCGATTCACCCATTCCAAGTGAATAGTTTTTGATGCCCTTTTCGTTATATGAAAGCACATTATCCCAAATGTTGTTGATATTCAATACACCCTCCAAAGGGAAATTTTTCGCATTCTTGATAATGTTTCGCAGCGTTTCCGCTCCTTTTGAAATCAATACCTCATTTGCATCCTTGTAATTGCCAAACTCCACGTATTTGCACCTATAAGCACCAAACCGCCTTGATAATTCATTCCGCAGTTGCAAACCCGCATCATCATTATCAGTGCAAAGAATTATTTCTTTTTTGTTTTTAAAATACTCAAAGCAATTATCAAGATATTCAAGTTTTTGATTACCCTTTGATGCACCATTTGGAACGGAGCAAACGGAATATAAACCCGCCTCGTGTAATGAAAGCGCATCCATTTCGCCCTCAACAATGTAGCACGTTTCAACATCTTTCAAATTATCAATGCCATAAAATATCAATTCAGCACCCGAAACAAGTTTGAAATTCTTTTCCGCATCCCTAAATTTTACGTTGATGAGTTCCTTGTTTCTAAAATAGTTGAAATTGATGCACCGCCTTTTCTTTTGCACTTGTGGCATATATTCAAGGGATTCACCAATTTTCCAATGCGCAATGGTTGGCTCAGTGATGCCTCTGGATGAAAACCATTCAATCACACGATCATTCAAATCAACACTCACTTTTGGAGGTTTGATGTATTCTTTTTTCTTTTCAAATTTCACGCTCCCGCTCCATCCGCAGTTGTGGCAATTGTACACACCTTCATCAATCGTGACCGACAAACAAGGATCATTTTTCTTTTTGCGTGTGTGTGAGCATTTTGGACACGTTGTTTTTTCGTATCCTGATTGTTTTTTCAAGACAATTCCAAGGTTTTCAAGTTTCTGTTTCATTTTGCTAACTTAAAAAATAATTTAATCCCATTATCATTATTTGAATTGTAATTGCATAAACAACCACAAAATATATTCCCGCTTTCATTAGGAATTTTTGGTTTCTGTTTAGTTTCATATTTTAGTTTTTAAAAAAATTAGTTCATCCATTGTAAGCATATCGTAAGTATTAAGCACATAAGACAAAACCCGAGTGTGCTTCAATCGTTTTTCATCGAAAACCATCCCATTGGTTGCAAACCCTCTGAATTGGAATGTTTTTTCATCACCTTGAAAAAAAGCAAATATATCCACATTGCATTTTGAATACTCTGGAATCATCATTGGGTTTCGGATGTTGCGTGAACACTTTACATCAACGCTCCATCCATTCCACGTGGCATCGTATTTATCCGTTCCTTTTATCTTTGAAGTGTTGCCAACACTAAAATCAGGCATCAAGTTCATTTCCCTACAAAATATGTATTCCGCAGCAAAACCCGCATAATTGAGTTCTAAGCCACTTTTATCGCTCACAGTACCCAAACCATCAACTCGTGTGCGTTCCTTGTTTATTTGCCTTTGTTTTGCGTGAAAACGTATCAATTCGCTTTCCCACTCATCCAAAAAATAAAATTTATCCTTTTCCATCAAGATATTTTTTTAAATTCTCATATTCTTGTGTACCAAGTTTGTACACCAATGCGAAATCATCCAATTCAGATTTTTTTGTGATTGCTCCAATCATTGGCTTTCCCGCAGGATCTTTGTATTGGTAAAACTTAATAAGGTTTGGAATCATTTTGTACGCTTGTGGTTTGTTTGATTTTTGCATATCCATAAAGCGATGAATGTATAACGTGCCATTTTTATCCTTGTTCCGCAATTTTAGTATTGAAAGGAAATTGCCACTCCAAAATTGATCCTCACGAAGTTTCTTTGCCATTTGATATACTTTTCGCAAATCGTATCCATCAATCCTTTCAATGCGATCAAGGCATTCCGCCCACTTTAATTTTTGCGCATCGGTTGTTGGTTGATACTTTTTTGGGAACAACAAAATAAAATGCTGCAAAGCGGTTTCAACGCTTTGTGGTATATTATTACTTTTATTATGATATTGTACATTGTCTTGTACATGATCTTGTATATATATATTACTTTGGTGCGGATTTCCCGCAGCGGTTTTTCCCGTAGCGGTTTTTTCCGCAATGGTTGGCACAATCAACCGAAAATTGTATCCTGAAAATTTTCCATTCTCACGCACCTCTTCACGTTTTAAAAAACCAAGTGATTCCAATTCCTTTATTTTTGAAGTTATGGCATCTTTTCCATCCTTAAAATGCCCTTGAATGAATGCCATTGTCATTTTTTGTTTGGCATCGTGTGAAAATAGCCAACAATACAATCCAGATGCAGCCATTGTGATTCCCTTTTTTCTGAATATATCGGTCGGGATTACCGCAAACCTATCAAAATGATCAGGTTTGTAAATTCTATTTACAACCATTTTTTTCTGTTTCTAAATTATCAATTCGTGATCTGTTTCAATTGATCACAAAATGTGCGGAGTTCACCAAACGTTTTGGCAAAATCCAAAAAAGTGATATTATTATCACCATACAATTCCCAAAGAATTTCAACAAGCAAATCAATTTCAACCCTTGACATTGTGCCAAGATATTCATACGAAACCGCAAGATCCGAAGTGTTGTTCATTGTCCAACGCACCTTTTGATTTTCCTCGTCAAAATAAACTTTTCTATATTTCATTATCAAAGTATTTTTTTATTACATCAACAACCTTTTCAAAATCATTGAGGCAATACGTTGCCCATCCTTTTGCATCCAAACGTTCAAGCCAAACAATTTGATTCTTTGTTGGTTTGTTATTTCCTGCCTTTAATTCAATTGCCAATCCATTGAATGAATCATTACAATCAAAAATCAATACATCTGGAATTCCTGATTTGCCACCAAGATATTTGAATTTAAACCGCTCAAATGGAGTGCGCCTCCCTTCATTGGGAACGTGCGCACACAATGCATCGGGATATTGAAATTCAATGAAATTCATCACCGAGTGTTGCAATTTATCCTCATTGCCTAAATACTTATGAAACCCCTTTGCCATTTTTGTTGCATTTTTAACAAAATTAGGAAAAAATATCATTGAATTTGCATTTTTATTATTTGCATTCTCAATTCATCAATTTCATTTTCAAGATTTTGAATGTCTTTTAATGCATCCGCAAGTTGATGTGAAATTGATTTTCCATTGAATCTTGAAGGCATTTTCCTTGTACATCTAAAATCAACAATTGTTTTCAATGATTCAAAATTTTCCTTAAAATCAACATCAACCTCACAAAGTATTTTAAAGCGTTTTGTGCCATGCAATACAGTTGCGTGATCCTTTCCTACCGATTGCCCAATTTCATTCAAACTCATCCTTTGCATTCGGCAAATTTCGTAATACATATACCTTGCCTCAACAACTTCACGTTTTCTTGTTCGCCTTTCAATATCAATTTTGAAAAAATCCCATATTGATTTTTTTACAACATTGCGAATGTTAGCGTTTGCTATTTGTTTTTTAGATAATAATGCTCCCATCCTCATTGCGATTTGTTGAATCATATCCCAGTGCAACATCGGTTTCCTTGTAGAATTTCCAATTGTCAAGTGCCTGTTTGTATCCCATTTTGTATGCGTTGCCATTGCGCCCAAGTTCAATCATTTCATCACTCAATCCATACACTTCAATCGAAAATGGATGATTGGTTTCAACCGCAATGAAACGGAATTCTTTTGGATCAAATCCCAATGCATCACAATAGAATGCCGCCTGAATATCGTATCTATATTTAAGCACATCCAATCTAAATTTTTCGGGTGAATTATCTTGACACGTTTTTACATCCGAAATCCATCCCGAAATTGAGTTTTTACAATCAGGTCGAACACGAATATCAGCACCATCCATTTGCCCATAATGTGAAACCTCAATTTCACCATTGCAATACTTTTGCGCTAATTCATTATTTTTTAGGTTTTCCATAATGGTTTTGATGCGCTCGTGATCGTATTCATCCAATACAATTTTTCCCTTTGCATTTTCAATGTGTTGCGCTTTCAATGCTTTGCCCTCTTTTGTGCGCCCATCAACCTTTGGCATAATGTAATAATCATTGTAAAATTGATCACTTTCAAGCATTGCAGTATGTACCGCAGTTCCAAATTTCATTGCATCGGTTTCTTTGAAATTAGCATTCAAATAATGTTTAACCGATTTTTTTGCAATCATTTTTAATCCTGATGCACTGATGGATTTTTTGGAGTGATATTCCTCGTTTGTATCTTTAATCTGTTTCATTTTTTCTTTTATTTGCTATATTCATCTTTATTTAAAACATATCTTTTTGGGAATTCTGTTTGGTAATAATCCCATATATAATCAATTTCGTGATGTACTTTTTCAAGAATTTTTTTTTCCTCACCATAAACCGATTCAGCGTTGGAATACATTTTGTATTCCCTATCAATAATGTGCATTCTTTCACAAACTAAATTGTGTATATATTCTAAAGTTTCAATTTTCATTCTTTCTGTTTTAACTAATAAAAAAGGGAGCAGCAAAATGCCACTCCCATTGCTTGACTACCAAGGCAAATCGCTTTCCCCTTGCGCTACTTTTTGTACTTTACCATCTGGCTGCCAAGTGTTTAATTCAGCGTACATTTTCCCGCTTTGTGCGGTTTTTACATCAAGATTGATCCATCCATTGTTTGCGTTTTCCTTTACAAACTTTCCGAATTCATCAACTTTGATTGATACATTTGCCACCACGAAATCGGGTGCGCCTTCTCTACGTTTCACAATGAAACCATCTGGGAATTTTTTTTTATTTTCCATTTTTATATATTGAATTTTGATTTTATTAAATATAACTCATTATCGGATAAATCCGCATTTTTGATTGCCTTGAGTGCAGTTTGTCGATCTGATTTCATCACAACTCCAAATTGCTCACTTGTCAATTTTGGCTTCATTCCTGATGCCATATTACCATCATCATCCTCCGCTTGTAGTGAAAGTAATGATTGCAATGTGTACCGCCTGAAATACGTAATTGCTGATCCGAGTTTCTGTGGATCATTTATTTCAGGAAGTTTTACTCCACTTTCAATGGAGTTTTTTCCATCACTAATCACGCTGCAAACTTCACCATTTTTGATGGGTTGCAATAGCGTGAGTTCGTGTTTGTTTAGTATTGGCAACACCTCCCGAATCAAAACATTTATATCAAAATACTTTGATTTGAAAAAAGGATTTGTTGCTGATTTTGAAATCGCTCCGATTTCGTTTTGCACTTTTAAAAGTTTTTCGTGCAAATTGTTTTCTGTTTCTACCATTGTTTTAAATTAAACGATTAAGATCAAACCCCAACGATTGGAGTTTTTTGATTTCATCCACCTGAAAAGTACCGCAATTGTTCACCCTTGATCGAAGTGTTGGGATTGTCATATCTAACGCTTGACAAACCTTTTTTCGTGTGAGTTCCAATCGCTCCAGTTCGGAGTTGAAATGTTTATTAAATTCCATATTGAAAAAATTTATTTTCGCTAATATAGAAAAAATTCTTTCTAAAAAGAAACCCCAAGCAAAAAAAATTCACTCGAGGTTTCGGCAAACAAGGGAAAAGAAATGTGTTTAATTTTGCTTTAATTGATGCGTTACAGTTACATCAGTGTCATTGTTTGGGGTGTGAGCCACTAATTCAAATTCATTTTTACGCAAATTATATTTTAATGAATCAACCATTGAAGATTGCTCATCTTTAAAGTTGTCAAAATTTACGTAAATCTTATCCAGTGGAGTTAATGGTTTTGTTCTTTGACCATACATTGTTCCTTCATATCGTGGCACAAAAGTTCGATAATCATTTAAAATTTGTTGTGCATTGTTTTTATCATCAGTTAAATCTAATAAATCACCAAATGATAAAAATGCATTCACAATACCCTCGTTTGGTATTACTTCAAAATCATATACACCTTTATTGTTTGTGGTTGTTGATGTAAGTGTTTGATTATTTCTTTCAGAATCAGTATCAAAAATTACAATATTATCTAAATACATTGCGGAATAACCTGTTCCGCTTGTTAGTACTGGTTGATAAAATGTAATTGTCACGTTCATATAAAATGCTGCAAAGAAATCATCTGGAAACGATCCTGATTCTTTTTGCCACCTTTCAATTTTATTTAGATTTTCAAAAGCAATTTCATTGTAAACTATGGATGAACTTGTTGTATTGTTTTCTTTGTCATAATACTTTGTCGTGCCAAGTGATGTTGATATTCCGTATTGAATTTTAACTGAATAATAAAGTTTGTAATCAACACTTGATGCAGTTGAATCAAAAAGATATTCAAAAGAATAAGTAACATTATCAGCGGGAACATAATTTCCAAATTTAGTAATTCCATTTGATGCCAATGCAGTAATTCTTGATCCTGATGATGTTGTAAAATTTGTTAATTTATAGGATTGATTGTTTGATGCTACAAATTCATTATTAGTTGCAACTGATCCGTATGTCAAAGTGTAACCCGAAGATCCAAAAGTAAATCCTTGCCCATTGTTTAATTTTCCTAAAACTGATCCTTCTTGTTTTATATCTGAATTAGTTCTTACCTTGTTTAATGGTGGTAAATATTCAACAGTCAAATCATTGTTGATTGGTTTGAAATCACTTTTAATTTGTCTTGTAACATTTCGAGTTGCGTTCCCAACAAATGTTCGACCATTTCCAACACTAAAAACTTGAAAATTTATTATTTCATTTTGACCATTGCCAAGTGCTGTTTTAAAAACTGATCTGTCATGATATTGATCATTAAAAACTTCATCTAAGTATATTGAATTAGGAATCACATACCAATCACCAAATGCGTGAAAAATCCTTGAATTTGATTTTCGTAATATATTTTCCAAAACTTCTTTTTGATTAAAAAAATCAAAACTTGTATCAATGTTTGAATATGCGCTCCAAGGTCGTGCGGGAATATCTCCAAGAAAACCACTTGTTCCTGTCCATTGTTCAATCACACCACAATACAAATATCTTTCAACCGCAGTTTCGCTTTTGTTAAATTGTTGCAACATTTCAGCAATGTAATACCATTCACCATAATTTGCATCAATTGCTAAGGGATTCACAGAGTTGTTTAATGCTCTTGAATCATCTACATCAAGCAATCCCAAACCATCCAATGCAGTAATCGATATTTCATAAGGTGTTGTTGAAAGCACTTCGGTGTAAGTATCTAAATACAAAAAACCCTCCCAAAGCGTTTGCCAATCCCTTGTGGCATTATTGCTAAATATTTTATCAATACATTCAGGTGCTTCACAAACACCTGCAACTGTATCAAATGCCTCAACACGATCTTGAAATGAATCCCCTAAACTCCTATCGTAATATACAACAACCCTGTATTCCTCTTCATTCCCTTTAAAAAAATCATCATACGTAACGTCATCCGTTACTAATAAATTCAATCTGCAACTTGATCCGATAATTGGTTGATAAAAATCATCATCACCCTCCCATTCTATTTGAACAGGATCACCCGTTCCAATCATTGGCAATACATCACCAGTGTATCCATCTTGTAGGATTTCAACTTTTTTTCCGTTTCCCAATAAATCCGAAAACTCTAATCTATATTTAACCCCGTATGCCATTTAATTATTTTAATCGTGAGCGATTGCGTTCCGCACGTTGCAATGCAACCACAAGATCTTGCCCTTGAATTCTAAATTCACCGCCAACATTCACTTGTTGCGCTTGTTTCCCGCCAATCATTCCCTCCAATTTGTTTAATGGTGCAATCACTTCGGGATTTTGTTTTGCGCCCGTATATTCACCCATAACACCCAATGTTGTGCCTGAAACAATACCACCATCGGCAAACTTTGGAATTGCAGCAAATGCGCTCATAACACCACCAACCGCAGTTGCAATGAAAGCAGGGGTTGTAAAAATTGCAGCGGGTCCAGTTGCAGCACCCGATGCGGTTGCACCTGCAATTGCTTGTGAAATGGATTGTGCCAACATCATTGAAATCAATTGTAAAACAGTTTTAATCATTCCTGCGATAAAACCTTGAAATCCATTTTCAGCCAACCCAAGTGAAGCAACCAATCCCGCACTCATACTATCAAATGCATTTGCAACAGATCCGCCAACCAAATCTGCGGTTTCTTGAATTTGCTCCATTGACAT